TCTAACATTTTACCCTCCAATACATACTCAATAAAAATATCTTCTAATAATTCTACTAGCGTTGACAACAATCTTGTTAAAACCGCTACCCCGCAATATGTACTGCTCGATGAAGAGTCTACTCCAGTAGAATTAATGACTAAATTAATATTTGAAGATATTGGTAGTCAAGAAATACTTAATATTTCACGTAACGACACTGTTTTTGGATCAAACTTAATTTACGAACCAATAGGTAATTCTAATCAAATATATCAAAAATATAACTCATATAACTTATCACCAGTTGATCAAACCTCTCTTCAATATTTTAAAAATTTTCCTATTTTGTTTGAATCAAAAATTCCCAATGTAGCAAGCGGTCCAAATAATTCTAACATATATATAGATGAAATAACTGGAAATATTGTCATAGAACTTATTAATATGGAAAAAGACGAACAGGTAGAAGTTGAAATTTTATTAAATGGAAACACTTACTATGATACAATATAGATTAGGAGATTTTTTATGATTACAAATGTTGGAAAAAATATAATTGCTAAATATTTATTAGGTCAGGCACCATCTTACGCTTCATACATAGCGGTAGGTTGTGGAGCAAAACCACTAGAGCCTTATGTAGACGGAGAGTTACCAGATTATTCTAATAAAACAGATTTAGACTTTGAAATGTTTCGTGTTCCAATATCTGCTAGAGGAATTGTAAATGATGATGGAGTATCAAAAATAGTTTTAACTGCAGAGATACCGACAGAAGAAAGATATGAAATTACTGAGGTTGGAATTTATTCAGCAGGCTATAACACATCCTTGGGGTCCACAGATAGTAAAACATTGTTTGCTTTTACATCTAAAGAAAATTGGAAAATCAATGGATCAACAAGTTTAATTACTGTTTCAGAACCACTAGATGATCCACTTATTTTAAATGTAATAAAAGATGTATTTACTGTAAATTCTGCATCAGTTGCTTTGGACATATTTCAATCAAATGCAGACAATCCTATATTTTTTAATGAATCAAGGTATATTAAAAATGAAACACCTAGATTTTTAAATAACACAATAATTATGCGTGGAGATTCGTCTACATTTTCTGGAAGTTCTGGGTCTTTAGTTGGAGATGGTAATTTTATACAAATTTCAGGTAACTCGGTAGACTTGTCAAAAAACTCATTAAATGATGAATTAAGAATAGCCTTTAGTTTAATTAATAAAGATGGAACAGATTTAACTGTAGAGCCAAAAGTTGCTGTAAATATAATGGTAGAATTTTTGTGTTCTAATGATCCATCTGCTTATTCACGAATGGAGTGCAGAGTAGACCACTCCTTGTCAAGCAATATTTATAACTTTAATGAGAACAGATATTTTGTTGTAAATAAAAAAATAAACGAATTAAATACAACCAATGGTTTTTCTTGGAAAGCAGTTGACACAGTTAATATATATGCACAGGTTTTAAGTGGAACTGTGTCTGCTAATGAAATAAATGATAATTATTATATTGCATTAGATGCGTTAAGACTTGAAAACCAAAATAGACTAAATCCTTTATATGGTTTAACTGGATATACTGTAATTAGAAATATTGATAGTTTACCAATTACAAAATTATCAAACACTAATAGTTATATAGAGTTTAGATTTATTTTGGATGTAGTTTAATGGTAGACGATAATATTAAAAAAATAATAATTGAAAACAAAAACTTTCCAGATATATCTTCTATAAATGAAGGATACCTTTTAAGATATAGGATTATTTCAGAAGATAAAAACAGAGCATCACATTGGTCGCCAATAGTTTTACTTAATCCAGAATATGAGTATGAGTTGGGTGTAATCGGAACATCAAGTTCTCAAAGTCTTACAACATTTTCATGGGATCCAGTAGGTATTAAAAAAAATAACAACTTAATAAGAACTGCAGTAGATTTTGATGTATGGATAAGGTATGATAGAAATGATGGTGGAGATTGGATATATAAACAAAGGATTGCTGGAAATGCTTATTCTACACCACATCCAAGCACATATACCATCAATGGAGTTATTCAGTCATCAGCACCTAATAGAATTAGTATTGAGGTATATTTAAAAGGAAATCCTGTATCACGAAATTCTTCATTTTTAAAGGTATATGAAGTTATTAATCATTCGCTTTAGTGGTATAATAGATTAATCATGGCTAGAATACCCTTACCAAATCGTGGACAACCTCTTGATGTTGGATATATTTATCAAATATCAGAAGCGGTAAACTCTCTTTCTACTCAAATATCTCCAGCATTAAACAAATACATTACAATTGATACAATATCCTCTGGAAAACAAGACGTCAAATCTTCAGAAATAAGAATGATTGGTGGCTATGTAGAGGTTGCAAATAATAGCACGGTAAGTGCTGGAAATGAAATTTCTTTTTATATCAACTATGCTGGTTTTAAGTTTACACCAATTGTTACAGCAACTCCAATAAATATTGATGGAACTTCTGCTGGTTCTGATATTTCTGTTATTTTAAAAAATATAACAACTTCTAGGGCAGATGGGGTTGTTAAGTTTAAATCAAGCGGTAATGTGTCAATTGGTGTTAACGTTATTGCTCTTGGAATTCCTAATTAATGTTAAAATGTAAAAAATGTAAAGGAAGAATGTTTGTTGACAGACTTTATAGTTCACGTCTTCATTTAGAGTTGTACTGCATGTCGTGTGGGGTAAGACAGTTTATGAACCCACCACAGAGTGTTATAGGAGGATCATGGCTGTTAGAAAAGGAAATCTTGAGAGCGAAGCATACAATCTCGCCCCTGTAATACCTGGCAATAAAAAGGTTTGGTTTCTTAATGGCGAATTGGTAAGAATACATCATTTTAATAAATCTAATGGAATAATGTCTGTGTACAACATTAATAAAGATAGAATTGAAAGTTGTTTAATTTCTGATTTTAAAAATAAAAGAGAGCGTGCATATACAGTTAGACAAACGGCTGAACTAGTAAACAGGCATAAAAAATATATGCCTTCTTTAATGAGAAGAGGGATTATACCATTTCCCACTGGATCACAAAAAGGCGGGGCAAGGGGATGGCAAGTAAGATCATATTACTCAGAATCACAAGTAAAAGACATACGTGATATACTTGCTTCGTACCATATAGGTAGACCAAGGAAAGATAGTTTAATTACAAATGACATTACGCCTAGCACTCAAGAATTGACTAGAAGAATGGGTGATGGTATACTTAAATATACGAAGACGGAAGACGGTAGATTTATTCCAATTTGGAACGAATCGATTAACTAGCAATAAGGAGTGGGTATGCAAGAAAACGATAGTACCAAGGTTTCTATTACTCTTGGTTATACATTAAATCTAGGCAACTTTCAATCACTAAGATTAGATCTTGGCGTTGTAGATTCTAAGAAAGACGGAGAAACTACTAGTGAAGCATTTGAAAGAGTTTATGGTTTTGTTGAAGGTAAACTTACAGAAAAAATCCAAGAAGCAAAAGCAGAAATAGTCGAATAGTGGCAGAACGCAAAGACCGAATGGCTTTGCTAGGAACATACGCTAAACACCATAAGGTTAAGTATGGGCAACAGCCATCAATAAATAAATGGGTAGAGCAATGGTCTGCTGATGCCCTTATAGAATCATATGGTTTGGGCACATGTTACGATTTGCTTGAGTATTATTTTAAGGTAGCACAAAGTCCTAGTTGGAACTATTTTTCATACAATGCTGAAAAAATTTGGAATGCTAAAATAGATAAAGAAAAAGATAACTTTGAAAGATTAGAAAGACGACGCAAAGCAAAGGAGTGGCTAAGTGAATAATGTTGAAGCAAAAGTAATATCTGCAGTATTACAAGACAAACAACTGCATGTTCTGCTTCAAAATAACGTTGACAATTTATTAAAAACTCATAATGATATTTGGAACTTTATTAGAATATATTTTGAACAAAACTCTTCTGTTCCACCAGTATCTCTTGTAGTAGAAAAATTTAGAGATTTTAAACCAGTAGAAAATGTAGGATCAACAAAGCATCATTTAGAAGAGTTACAGATTGAATATTTAAATGATAGCCTTAAAGATATATTGAGATCTGCCGCATCTGATGTTTCAGATAACAAAGGCACAGAGGCCTTAAATAATCTTATTACAAAAACCTCAGAATTAAAAAAGAACACATCCGCAATACGTGATATTGATGTTACTGACTTGCAGTCTGCAATTGCATACTTTGAAAATCTTAAAAAGCAACAAGAACTTGGCTTGGTTGGTATTACTACTGGGCTTCCAGGGTTTGACAATTATTTGCCATCAGGAATCATGCCAGGACAACTTGGAGTGTTTCTTGCATACCCAGGTATAGGTAAGTCTTGGTTAGCCCTGTATTTTGCCGTACAGGCCTGGAAACAAGGCAAGTCTCCGTTAATCATATCTTTAGAAATGGGTGAAGCAGAAGTAAGAAATCGTGTCTACACGATTATGGGAGAAGGACTTTGGTCACATAGAAAATTAAGCAAGGGTGAGATTGAACTTGACATGTTTAATAAATGGCATGCCAATAAGATTTCAGGAAAGCCAGAGTTTCATATTATTTCAAATGACAATGGTGGAGAGATAAATCCATCAGTTCTTCGTGGAAAGATAGATCAGTATAAGCCAGACTTTGTTATTGTGGATTACTTGCAGTTAATGAGTCCAAACCAAAGGTCTGATAATGAAACTGTACGAATGAAAAACCTTTCAAGAGAACTTAAACTTATGGCTATTGGCGAAGAGATTCCTATTATTGCAATATCTTCTGCAACTCCAGACGATGTGAATGATTTAAGCAGTGTTCCCACATTGGGTCAAACTGCATGGTCTAGGCAGATTGCTTATGATGCTGATTGGGTGATGGCACTTGGTCGTGCATCCAATAGCGACATTATTGAGTGTGCTTTTAGAAAGAATAGAAATGGATTTATGGGTGAGTTTTTAGTTCAGGTAGACTTTGACAAAGGATATTACAGGTATAAAGATTATGAAGATAAGCAGTTATAATATTATGTGGACAATTATCATCATAAACCTATTAAAAACTTTAACCTCAGTGGAAACATACACGACGATTCAGCCATTGAAAGGCTTAAATCTGAATATATAAAACTACTGGTATCAGAAATGAGGCTGTCTGGTTATGTGCCCAAATTTGACATAGAACCTGACTTTACAATAGACTATGATATGAAAACAAAAAGTTTTGAATTTGAAATAACAATATACGGAATATATGTAGGAAAGAGAAAGAGTGAATGGATAGACGGAATAAGTCAGGCAACACCAATATATACACGAAAGAACAAATCGAAAGAGTCATTGAAGGATCAGGTTTAAACATTGAGTCACAAGTAGGCTCTGAATTTATTGTATTTTGTCCGTTTCATAATAATCACAGAACTCCAGCAGGTGAAGTTAATATGAATACTGGAATGTTTTTTTGTTTCTCTTGTAATAAAATAGCAGATTTAATTGAGTTTGTCATGCATGCTACAGGTAGGACATATTTTGAGTCCATAAGATTTATTAAAGACAAAGAGCAAAACATGGATATTGAAAAACAGATTAATAAAAAATTATTTGTTAAACCAGACTTTGTTCAGTTTGATGAGTTAATAATTAAAAGATTAAATAATCAAGCCCTAGAGTCCTCAAGGGCAATGGATTATTACACTAAGAGAAAAGTAACTAAAGAATCAATACTTAAGTTTAGTTTGGGTTATTCTGAAAAACAAGATATGGTAACAATACCAGTTCATTCACCAGATGGCATGATGATTGGTTTTGTTGGAAGATCCATTGATGGAAAAGAATTTAAAAATACTCCAGGTATGCCAAAATCTAAAACATTGTTTAATCTTAATAGAGTTAAGGCTGCTAATAAGGTCTATGTGGTAGAATCCTCATTTGATGTTATAAGATTGGATCAGGTTGGATTTCCAGCAGTTGCAACACTTGGGGCAACAATATCTAGTCAACAGGTAGAGTTGCTTAAAAAATATTTTAATGATATTATTGTTATTGCAGACAATGATGAAGCAGGAAATAACATGAAAGACAGGCTTGTGGAAAAACTTGGCTCTCGTGTTAGTGTAATAAAGTTAGAAAAACAGTATAAAGATATTGGCGATATGGATGACGAATCTATAAAGAAACTTGAATTTAGATTTGACAACTCTATAATCGCTATGCTAAAATAGAATAGAACAAACAAAGGAGAACGAATGAGCGTAGTAAAGGGATTAAAAAACATCAACGCCCTGCTCGACAAACCAAAGTATGAAAGTACAGGACCAAAAGTAAAGTGGTTAAAACTTGCAGACGGTCAATCAGCAAAAATCAGATTCATTGAAGAACTTGATGAAGATTCTGCCAACTATAATGAAAAACGTGGACTAGCACTAGTTGTTAAAGAACACGTAAATCCAAAAGACTACAAGCGTCGTGCTGTAGATACAATGGAAACAGAGGGCCGCGATTGGGCTGAAGAAATGCATCGTAAAGATCCAAAGGCTGGCTGGAGAGGCCGTCTTCGTTTTTACTGCAACGTTCTTGTAGACGATGGCATCGAAGCACCATATGTTGCAATTTGGTCAATGGGGCTAAGCAAACAATCATCCTTCAATACAATTCGTGAATATGCTTTAGAAACAGGAAGCATTTCAAACATTACATGGAAGTTAAAGCGTAATGGTCAAGGAACTGAAACTAGTTACACTCTTATTCCATCTGCTCCAGACAAAGAACCATTTAATTGGGAGGGTATTGAACCCTATCCATTAGAAATGGCTCTTAAGAAAGTTCCTTATGCAGAACAAGAGGCTTTCTATTTGGGGTTTGACTCTCCATCTACTACTTCGTCAACAAACACTGACTGGTAATAGATGAGTTATGTAGGCTTACACGTTCACACACACTATTCATTATTTGATGGTGTTGCTACTCCAGAAGAATATATAGACCGTGCAGTTGATTTGGGTATGCAAGCAATTGCAATCACAGATCACGGAACCTTATCTGGGCATAGAGAACTGTATCGAGGTGCAAAAGCAAAGAACGTTAAGCCTATTCTTGGCGTAGAAGGCTATATGTGTCAGGATAGATTTGATACAAGAGACAAGTCTGAGAGAGACGGTCAACTTGATTTAGTCTACAACCATATAGTCCTTCTCGCTAAAAACAAAGTTGGTTTAGAAAACTTAAATAAAATAAATGAAATCGCTTGGACTGAAGGATATTTTAAAAAACCAAGATTTGATTTTGAAATATTAAAACAATATTCAGAAGGTATTATAGTCACATCTGCTTGTCCAAGTAGCGTGCTTGTTAAGGCTTTAGAAGAAAATGCATTTGCAGTAGCAAAAAAATACATTGAATGGTTTAAAGATACTTTTAAAGATGATTATTATATTGAAGTAATGCCACACAATGCTGCTGAGATAAATAAACAACTTATTGCCCTTGCCGATGAATTTGGTGTAAAGGTAGTTGTTACTCCAGA